GAAGGTGGTGCGGACGGAGAGACTCGAACTCTCACGCCTTGCGGCGCTGGAACCTAAATCCTGTCTCGCACCTCAGAAGCGCTTATATTACAACAGTTTACGCCGACCGCAATCACTTAAACTGTGCCAATCGTGAAATTCCTTTTCACGTTTTCCATTTCCGTGCTTCACGTTTCCGTCACGGCCAGCATTCAGCGGTCCGACTCGTAGGCCGCAACGCCGCTACCGACAGGCCGCCACTCATCCTGCGGCATACGCGAATCACAGATGAATACCTCGACCTCCCCGCCTTCTTTCGGCTCCGCAGGCCGAATAGCAGCATGCCGGAGAATCGTCTGCATGTCCGGGACGTAGCTGCTCTCCGAGCTGTGGAACGACCAGATGCCATGTTTCCCAGCGCTGCCCACCTGGTGGTCGAGTTTCACCGACCAGCCCTTGAATCGAATGACCAGCATGCCCTGCCCTCGTAGGAAAAGGCCGTAGTCTACTCCTAATCCTGACAGGCCTGGTTCGCAGCCAGGAGCTGCGCCTCGTAACCGATCCGCTGCAAGCGTTCGGCGAGCAACGCACGGACCTTGGTCTGGATATCGTCGCCCTTCCTCAGCCCAGCGGTTGCCCAGGCCGGCACCTCCACCGCCGGCACTCGGCAAGGCACCGCCACCGGCACATCTACGCGCACCGTGCGCGGCTCGGCTTCCTGCCGGCCGGCGCATCCCGCCAGCGCGAACACCAACCCCAACCCCAGCACCTGCACCACCTGCACCTTTCGCCACGCCTGCAGCTTCATAGCCCCAGTTCCTTGTCGATGACCGCCTCTGCCGCTGCGCACTGATCACCCTCGGCGCGCTCCTGCTGCAGGCGCTGCGCGGCGGCGAAGCGCTGGCCTGCCTGCTGCTGAGCATCGACAACCGCCTGGGCGGCCTTCGCCTGGCGCTGCTCGGCCTGATCAGCCAGGCCGGCGATGGCCGCGTTCTGCTGGCCTACCAGGGACTCCAGGTTGCCACGGGCCGCGCGACAGGCCGTCAGGCCCTGGGCGGCCTGGTCGAGCTGAGGCCGGTAGTGCCCGGCGGTCAGCCAGGCGCCCAGGCCGGCGCCGGCGACGACCATCAGCAGCGCGGCCAGCACCAGGGCCAGGGGCTTCCAGTAGCTGAGGAGCCAGGTCATGCCAGCACCGCCTTGGCCTTCTCCCACAGCGCCAGGCGCTCCGCCTGACCGTTCGTGCCGCCGTTGATGCGCCGAGTGATGGCGGCGAACTCGCCCCGATCGGCCAGTTCGTTCAGGCCATGCGTCGACCACCACCAGGCTGCGGACAGCGCCGCCCAGTCCGGTTGCTCAAGCAGTTCAGGCTCCGCTTCCAGCGGCTGGCCCAGCCCGGCGCCGGCAGTGCGGTAGTTCGCCCGGCCGGTGATCTGCAGCAGCCCGCGCCCGCGGTACCGCCAGCCGTCGCCGGACGCCTCGTCTCCGTTGCCATTGCGCGAGGCGTAGGCGTTGTTGGCGATGGCCCGGGGGTTCCGGGCCAGGCGCTGCGCCAGAGCGTTGGGCTGACCGTCGGCGCCGAGGTATCGGCTCGGCCAGGTCGCCGCCAAGCCGCGCGCGCTGTAGTTGAGGTTCTCCACCAAGCGGGTCAACTGGCCGCTTTCGTGGCCGACCTGGGCGAGGAATGCCGCCGCGCGCACCGGCGACGTGATACCGAACCGCGTCATCCCGCGATTCAGCGCACCAACAAAAACGCCGGCGCGAGGGCCGGCGTTGGGAAAAATGCGCAGCAATTGCTGCTCGGTGATGGGCATACGTTCTCCTGAAATAAAAAAGCCCGCTTAATGCGGGCCTTTAAACTCTCGACTTATGATTCACATAAAATGCACGAAGTCAGGTAGCTGACTGCGGCAATCGCATTACAAACATTCGCTCACGTTTGAACACGAAGCATAGGCCCCCAAGTATTATCGTCATTTTGACGTAGAACCACCATGATGTGGATATCTGGTCACTGAACAAGGAGAAGACAATCGCCGAAAAGAGATATGACGATAGAATTGTAAAGTACAAGCTGCCTTTCTTTGCCTTGCAATAGGCGTATGAACAAAGCAGGCCATACAAGAACATAACCCCCATCACTCCCAAAACCCCATAGTGTGGGTACATCGAGAAGAACATCGAGTAAACGTTTCCAAGTTCGCCTGGCGCATACTCATAGAAATCAAGATGAAGCGGAGGTTTCTCACAAAGCCCTACTGTTGCCAGTATGCTACAGAACCCGTTTAGGGGCGACCAGAACGGTTCAACCTGTATAGCCCCTTGGTAGTATCTATCAAATAGTACCGGCCCCTGCAAAGCATATCCGGCGACGTGTCGATATAACTCAACAAATAAAGTAGAAAGTCCGTCTCCTTCATGGAATTGGATCTTTGATGTTGCAACAGCGCCAACGGCTATTACCAAAAACATTGATGTCCCTATGACAAAAATGCTTTTAAAAGAAGGTCGCCCCTTAACAAGAACGTAAATGAAGAACAGGCCAACAAGCATTTGCATAAGTGATGCGCGTCCGCTTGCAAGCAAGATGACTCCCATCCACGGAACAGATACTGCCAAGAACCCTAGAACTCCGCATTTGCCACGCAGGTAAAGCAAAACGACAAGTGGTATGACAGTCTGACCAAGCTGCAAGTAGTTCATTGAAAGAGAACTTAAAACAGGTTCTCCAGACACAGACTGAGCACGAGCCATGTACGCCGCTTCTCGCAGCGTTGGAGCTATAGAAGACAAGTCCCTATATATGATCGTAAGAAATACGATGTGTGCCAGACAGAAAAATGCTACCAGAGCCCTGGTGCGAAGCTCCCTGTCGAACAGAAAATTCTGGCTAGGCCCGCGAACATATCCGTTGTAAATAAACGAGAAAAATCCGGCAGCCAGTGAGAACGAAATCACACCGAACAAAAAGATGAGAAGCGCATCGGACTCGACTGAATAGAACCCTATCAGAGATGCTAGGCTGACGCCGATGAGGCCCAATCCCCAGGTAGTCGGCATAGCTACAGAAGGGTGGATTGCGCTCCGCGCCAAAATCCTAGCAGCCACTGCGAACATTAGCAAGGTTACCCCGGTGAGCATCGCGTACATAGCGTCCTCCAGACTGACAGGCGCAGATTGTAGCCGATAGCCACGTCCCTGTGGCCATCTATCACTTCAAGATCCAGGCCGTGCCATTACTCCAAAGCTCGGCGTACTGACCTGTCGTCAGGGTTAGCGTTGTGCCGGTGTTGGTGTAGGTCGCATAAGTACTGCCAGAGATCGTACCGCCTGCGGTTGTGACCGTAACGCTTCCGCCTGAACTGTTCCGCATGCAGTACTTCATGCCAGTCGTGAGGGCCGCCTCGGGCAGTGTGAAACCACCCGCAGCGCCAATATCGATAACCTGACCCGCATACTCGTAGCCGAGCGTTGTCGGTGCTGCCGCAAGGGAGATGACCGGCGGTTCATTCCAACTCACACCTCCGAGCACCTTAGCCCTGATGGGATTAACCGCCGGGTAACCATGGCGATGTACATAAACCTCCCGTATCCGAGCGACAACCGGAGCACTGGTAGTCCCAAGAGCCCATACTGGCCTGACCAATTGCGCATTGTCGTCGTAGCACATCAGCCCATCGAGTTCGAAGTTGCCTTTGGTTTCCAAAACATCAGATGCATCAGACGAGTCAATCCACAGTCCGCACCTATTGATATTGCCAGTTGCAGCACCGTAGTTGACATTACGGACCGTAGCACGATGAATGGATACAGGTGCGTTCTTTGCGCTCCAGTTCCTGAACCTAATGCCTGAACCGAAAGGCTCGTCAATGTACGGATTTATGATTGAGATATGGCCGTTCATATTTACCGAAGGAGCTATCCCTCCTCCGTAAATAAAACCAATCCCACCACATTTCCCACCATACTGAGTACCAGATCCATCCCTGCGCGACTGAAACCCGTATACCCTAACAGTAACAGGAGAACTACTATTTGGAATAGTGAACTGCAATCCACTTCCAGCGTTACCTTCACTAGAGCATCCAATTAGGTTGATGTCCTCAAGGAAGTATCCAGAGCCTTCGTTAGGTTCAATATCAAATCCAGACCACGGTCCATTTGCGGACGCACCAATGCCGTTGGTGTTTGTGTTCGTTCCACGACAGTTAATAAGCGTCGTTCGCTTGGCATTGATTATGGAGAATGCGTTCCTCCCATTGAAGTTGCATGTAACTCTTTCAAGGCGAACATCCTCACACGGAGCAGATACGTTACCTGTCACTGCCAATCCATCGCCCGAAAATGAGTTTACAGTCACATCTTGAATTAAGACCTTTTTGGCACCATATAGGAATATTCCATATCTACCCTCTCCGCTGGTTGCCTCATTTTTTTGTCCGTTAACCTGCATGCCGTTACCAATGATCATGAGATTTACTTGACCAGCGGCAGTGAGGAAAGGCTGGACATCACCGACAACAGTTCCAGGTTCCTGGAGAATAATTGTTCTGCTTGTTCCACCGATAATCTGGTTCGAGCCGAGCGTAACTGGCCCCGTGCGAACCGTGCCAGGCGGTAGCATGGCGACTGCCCCAATGTTGGCGGCATCGCCTTCATTGGACCGAGTTTCTTTCAGCAACATCGCGAGCGGCGCCGTGCCAAGTTCGCCCTCGACCCAGCCGAAATACTCCAGGCGCACGATGTTGTTCTCGATCCGGCGAACGAATGCACCGCTCGCCGACGGCTCCGTCTCGCCGACGCCGGCGAGATAGTCTGCCAGGCCAGGCTGGGCGGTGTATGCAGGGACCGTCGGGCTGACTACCGTTCCGCCGTTGTGCATCGATCGAGGCATCAACGGATCCCAGACGAATACGCCGCCACCGGTTGTAATGCCTGGGCGATGCCCACGAACATGGTACGTATGAGTCGTTTTCCGCGGCGATCCGACGAGATCGGCAAGTGACTCAACTACAACTGCGGACCGGCCGACAACCGCCGCGCCAAGCGCCAGGTCGGTCTCATTGACCAGCTCAGCGCGTAGCGCGCGATCAACCTGGTTCACAAGTAGCGGCTCGTCGGTGGCCCAATTCCCGCTGAGGCTGACCGGGAAATCTGCTGGAAGCTGGACGCTATATAGGTTCCCGTCACGCTGAATCAGTTGAGTCGGGCGATCAACAATCAGCGGGGAGCCGTCGACATACTCGAGGGGGGTCGGTTCAAATCCCTGAGCGGCGAGCCACTGCATGACATACTGCTCTATTCCCCACCAGGTCCATCGTGCAACCGGAGGGCGCTGAGGCCCGCGGTCCATCCAGCGATCTTGATCCAGCGAGTTCATTGCCAAATCGAGATGCTCAGCGTTTTCGTACAGAACGCGAGGGTCCTTCGAGCCGAGCGGAAGGTCGCCGGTGTCGTAAGTCATACTTTTCTCCAAGCATGAAAAAGCCCGCTCTATGGCGGGCTCTGGATTTGTGTGTTCGGTCAGTTGGGGGCGCTGGCGTTGTCGTAGGTGTAGACCCTGGGGTCGTAGTTCACCGCCCGAACAGATGCCGCGGTATTTCCGTTGGGATCAATGGAACTGATCAGGGCTGGGTATGGATTTCCCAGCAGCAAGTGCGGCGGCTCGATCTCCCAGGAAACATCAGGGACGAAATCGATGCTGGGAATGCTTAGCCGATAGTCGTCGATCCGAGATGCCGGGTATCCGCCGGATACCGTTCCATCTGGCCGGCGCAAGTACAGCGCTGGAGAGTTCAGCAGCGACCAGTCGAGCGGCTCGCTGGACTCGATCATGACCGAGTTTCCCGAGATCACGAACGATTTCAGGTATGCGCTCTGCGCCAATCCGGGACCGGGAACATCGCCGGCGAGGGCCACATAATCCCAGAACTCGCTGTTCAGCGCATCGAGGCCGGTATCGAACGAATACTCGGTTCGCCGGTATCGCTGCGCCATCCTACGGCGCATCCCATAGCGCCAGGCCCGATCGCGGTTTGTGACACCGACAGCCGTGATCTTCTCGACCTTCCTGCCGACATCGCCGGGCAGGCGGCACTGCACGGTATCTTCGATCCAGCCGTTGGCGTTGACGAAATCCACGTCAACACCGTCGTAGTCGTCCTCCGACGGAGCGCTGATGCTGATCCTCAGGGGCCCATCCATGTTCTGCGGCGAGTACATGTGCCCGAATGTGGTTCTGGGCTCGTCCCGGGCCGCAGAGATCACGCCGCGTTTGATGGTCTTCTCGGCGTACCCGGCCGCAAGAACGTCATCCATGATCTGCGCGACAGTGATCTTGCCGTCCTCGTAGATCATGTCGAACGTGTCGCCGCGGGCCTTCCAGATGGCGTCCAGCCGGTCGAGTTCATCGAGGTCGAGATCGGCATCGGTGTACCCACGCTCTTTCGCGATGTAGCAAAGGAACGGGACGATGTCTCGCGTTGCGAGTTCAGGCGTCCATGTTCCGCCCTGGCGGGTTGGAAGCATGCGAGTAGCCTCTACCGAGATCCGACTCTCGGTCTGTGCGGATATGCGATCAGAGGACCGGTACCGAACCGCGAGCACCGTCACGCCTGCATATGAGGTTGGCGCCTGTAGCTGCGAACGCAGGCCGTACCATTGCAGCGTGTCGCGGAACTCCAATTCGTTTTTCCCGATGGGGTATCGCTGCCGCATGCGGATCTCTGGACGCATGGCGTACGGGAGATTCAGCCGCGTCGTGAACCCGATCTGATCGAGCGTGGCGCCATTATGCTGGTAGTCGAGCGAGGTCCATGCGCCGCCGATATCCATATCGCGGTACTGGACCGTGTAGTAGCCACTCAACGGAATCTGGTTGCCCTTCCGGTCGATGAAGATCAAACCGTTCGGGCAAAAGATGTCCCACTCGACAACGCTAGTTTTCTCGCCCGCTGGGCACGCCGGGAACGGGCCTCGCCAACCTCCCTCGGAGTTCGAGGTATCAACGGTGATGCGGGACGTACTGGAGTTTAGCGGGGAGAAGCCTGGCCAACTTGGATCGGTAGCCCCCGCAGACGTCAGGCGCTCTACCGTGATCTGTTGGGCGCTATACGCAGTGATTCGGAACCGTAGCCCGCGCAGACCGATTGCGGCGTCGCCGGCGCCTACTTGAAGGGCATTTACGGGGGCACCGCTGTCGTAGTTCAGCGTGAGGTTTGTGGAGTTGACGGTGTTTACGACGTAGAGCCCCGAGTTAACGCCGACGACCTGAATCTCAGTCCCGACAGCCAGGCCAAGCTGCGCGATATCGCCCGAGATCGTGTCGCGCGCGCTACCGCCACCATCGACGACGGTGTACGGATATTGCGCCTCAACTCGCAGGATCGTTCCGGCAATCCAATCAGAAGGGAACGAGCCGGCGCCAGAAGGGATGATGATGTTGTTCCCCGAGAACGTGAACGTGGTCGCGGTCGGGTTCGGGGTGAGCGTCGAGGACTCGGTGAGTTCCAGGCCCGCATTACCTGTCGAGCTAGCGCCCACCTCAGGCGCGGAGTGCCACCAGATGGCGGATGGATGCGAGCCAAGATTCTGGCCTGGCTCGAAAATCTGAAACGAAGCTTCCGCGCCGAGCGCGAGGAACGTGGTATCGCCGATTTTGACCCCGCCCTCTTGTATCTGGAACCGACCACGGCCGATGCACAACAGCATTTCGGTCCACTGCTCGCGCGGTCCAGCAAAATACTTCCTGGGAGGCAGGATGTAGTCTGGGAAGATCAGGCGACGGCCGGCAACCTCACGAATGGCGTCGCCGAGCTTGACTTTGTTTCCGCGCGCACTGGAGTCGGCCAGTGACTCGCCCTGCCCCGGGTTTGTTGGCATGCCGGGCAACTGCGGCATGAGCATCCGGAATGCCGACTGGACGCCCTTGAACAATGCCGCCGTGATCGTGAACGGATCGGTCCCACGAGGCAGCTTGTAGATCCTCACAATGTCGCCGCGGTCGATGATGCGCTCGGCCCACTCACCGGGATGGATGAACTCCTCATGGGCCTTTTTCTGCTTGTCGGTGAGGTCATCGCAGAGCGCAACCTCAGCGGGGACAAAACCGATGGAGAACGGGTGAACATCGTGGCAGCGGTACCCAGGAGAATTCGCGGTCAGCCAGGCATGAATCGTCATCCTGCGGCCGATCGGATGCCGCTCCAGCGGTTCTCCGTCAAGGAGCGATGGGTAGATTTCGATCACGGTAGAAGACCACCTTGGAGTATTTGTCGGAGAACTTCTGGAGCGGGGTAAGCGATACCCCGCTCCCCGGATTGATTTCGAGAACCCGCAGGCGTCCATCCACCTCGACCAGCAGACCTACGTGATCGAGCAGCCGCCCTCTGTAGGCCGCAGCGATGACCCCAGGTCCTGGCTCGCATTGCTCGAGCGCGCGCTGGATCTCCGTATCGCACGCCCTTTGCATCGAAACCGGGGTGAGTCGCGTGACACCACCGAAGTCGGTCAGCATCGGCAGTCCGAACAGCTCAACCCGCGCGATGAGCGTCAGGCCCCAGCAGTCCAGGCACGGCAGGGCCCGCCCGCCCTCGGTATAGATGGCGGTGAGGTATCTGTTCGGCATGGGATCAAGGCCAGTATTTGAGGCCAGGGAACTCGCTAACGTTGTAGATGTGGCGCAGCGCGGCGGTGTTGATGAGGTCGTAGTAACCGGCCTCGACCTGAACAGTGAGACCCTCGAAACCCGGCGTCTTGACCCTCATGCGGTATGGCCGCTCAGCGGGCGCTGTGAGATCGCTCTCCAGGTACATCCGCAGGATCAGGGTCACATACTCGCCAGCCTCCAGGGCTTCGTTGATACGCTGCTGGGCGAATCCGGTCACGTTGTCGATTGCGAATCCGACGTTCTGGTTTCCGCTGTTGTCTCGCTTCGGAATCGAGACATCGATCGCGCCGGCAATGAACGTCAGCAGCCGCCCGTCTTCGGTCATGCAGGTCAGGTCTTTGAACCCCTGACAGATGAGGATAGGCTCCGGCCACGCCGGGCATGACAACTCGACCGTGGCGAACTGCAGGTCTTCACCGCCGGAGGCATAGAAGCGCTCAAGAGCCGTCGCCATGTCGAGGCCACTCCCTGTTCATCGCGATGTCGAAGATGTCGGCGAGGAGGATGTACTCGGGCAGAATCTCGGCCCAGCCTGGGTCGATGATCGAGCGCTCTCGCATCACGACGGTTGCGTTGAAACGCCAGTGGTCGCGCCCGACGAGATAGCCACCGTCGTAGATCCCCTCGAAGTGCAGGTTGCACGGAACGATTCCCTCTTCCGTACGCAAATCGCACTCGAACCACTTGACGCCGTCTTTCAGGACGTCTCGGTACCACCCTTTGAACAGCCGGGCCTGCTCAGCAGTGAACAGCCAGGAAACCTCCAGTGCGACCGGCACATTGCTGAAGTTCCGCCTGTAGCGTGCCCGACCGCTCTGGAGGGACGTCCTGGCCATAGGCTCTACCGTCTTGAAGCCGTAACCCTCCCTGAGCGGGAAGGGAAGGCCATCAGGCCATTTGATCATCGCCCTGCCCTCTTGAATCCATATGCGCCTTCGATTGCTTTCGGGTAAAGCCCCTGGCCGGACGAAACCTTGTTGGCAAAGTCCTGCTCGACCGCATCGAGAGTTACCCGCAGGTTGTTCCCGTCCATGGTGGCGGTGGCGGAAACCGGAGGACCGTTGTTGATGATCTGCAGGCTGATCTGCGGCGAGCCCTGTGCGGTGGCGTCGCCGTTGCTGATCACCTCTCCACGGGTGTTCGGCAGCATGTACTGCCGGCCATTCGCAGCCTGGAACACCTCTGGCGCGCCGTTCTCGTTGATGCGGTACATGCCACCAGCCCCTACGGGGCCTCCGTACTGTCGGCCACCAGCGAACATGCCAAGCATCGCCGGGATAGCGGCCGCCATTGCGGTAAGGCCAGCCGTTGCCGCCCCACCGAATGACGCAACCGAGGCGGCAGCGGCGGCTGGCGCGTAGGCAGAAGCCATAGCGGCGCCGGTCGCCGCGGCTGTCGTCGCCGCAGCCGCCTGCTGGGCCTGCCCCATGATGAAGTTCTTCGCCTGTTCGATGCCGACCTTGACGAGGGCGCCAACGACCTGGTTCAGCATGGCGCCGGCCAGTTGCCGCATGGCGTCAGCACCGTTGTTCGCCCCGGTTATCAGCCCTGTCAGAGCGTTCGTGCCGGCCTGCTGTACCTGATCCAGCGTTGCCATGATCATCTCGTTGCCGGCAGCCTGGCGGCGGAATCGTTCCTCCTCCAGTTGCTTCATCGTGGCATCGTGCTGTTGCTCGGCCTGCGTCTTGAGTTCCAGGTAGCGCTGGTCCTCGAGCAACTTGGCCTCGTTCAGCTTTTTCAGATTCTCCAGTTCGGTCTGGTAGCGCTGGTCTTCGCCGGCGATCGGGTCTATCTGCCCCAGCAACTGCTTGTTGGCTTCGACCTGTTGCGCTTCGTACAGAGCTGCGGCGAGCGCGCGGACCTGGGCGACCTGCTCCGGCGTGGCGTACTCGTTGAGTTGCAGCTCTGCCTGGGTCTGCATCAGGTCCTTGCCCTTCAGGCCGACAAGAGCGAGTTGCTGGCCGAGGCCAGCAATGGTGTCGATGTTTTCCTTCTGCGCCTGGGCGAGTTCCTGAGCGGCTTTCTTGGCTGCCTTCTGCGCCTCGGTGAGCTTCTTCGTGCCTGTCGTGGCAGCTGCCTCGGCGTTGACAGTGCCTGTCTTCCCGCCCGATTTCCCCTGGGTAGATGGTGGCGCCACATTCGGCACGACTACCGGAGGCTTCTTCTCCTGGTCCCTGTAGAACTGGTCGATCAGCGCTTGTGTCGCGGCGATGTTCGCCTTGATTTCGTCCTCACTGAACAGCGCGATCGCCTGCCCTTTCCCACCGATGCGCAGGCGCTTCAGCGGGTTGGCCAGCATCTCCTGGTACGTGTTGAGCTGGTCCTCCAGGCGGACAATATCGTCAGACGCCGCGCCGTGTAGCGCCGCGGCAATTCCCTCGGCCGCCCACTTGACGATCCGAACGGTTTCTTTCGCGCCGGCGATGATCTGGTTGAGGGCGCCTACCACCCCGGCCGCCAACTCCTGGGCGGCACGAATGGTCTCGGGGTCCTGCAATGCATCCGCGAGTTCGGCGATGTTGCTGGTCAGAATCTGGCTGGCGCCGCTCGACTCGTTCACCTTGCCGATGAACACCGTCATGCTGTTGCGCAGCTTGGTAAACGAGTCTGCGACCGATGTTTCCATCTCGTCGGCCAGTGCCTTGTTCTCGTCCCGGGTGCGGCGCAACCCTTCGTTCAGCGCCTCGACAGACAGCTTCCCGCTGGCGCCCAACTGCCGGATTTCAGCCTGGGTCCGCCCGGTAGCCTCGGCGATGCCTTCGACGATCGACGGAGTCGCGGCCATGATCGAGGCCCAGCCATCGGCTTCGACCTTGTTCTTCATCAACGCCTTGGACCACGCATCCATGGCGGTGGTGGCCTGGTCGGCGCGGGCGGCGTCGCGAACCAGCGCGTAGGAGAACGAGTCGGTGATGTCTAGGACGTCGGACGTGGTGTAGCCGAGATCCCTGAGCGTGTCAGCCGTAGCCAGGTAGACCTCTTGAGCCTCGCTCAGCGCCCGGAATGTGCCGTTGGCGGTCTGCAACAGCCGCTCCTGCACCATGGCGTACTCTTCGGCGCTGCTGGTGGCGTTCCGAATGCGCGAGGCCATCTGGCCGTACTGGTCGGAAAGCTCGATGACCGACTGGAGCGTCCGGAGCGAAAGGTAAGCGGCAACGACCCGGGTCAGCCCGCTGTATGCCGAGGTTTGGGCGCCGATCTGCTGGTTGGCCTGCCGCACAGCTCCCGCCACCCTGGTCATGCGGGTCTGCAACTTCCCAGCAGTCGCATCGGTCCGCTGCATGGAACCCTGCATGCTGTCCAGCGAGCGATCGGCGGCGTTCGCACCGTTGACGAGGCTGGAGGTATCCGCCTCGACGGTGTAGTAGATGCTGCCGACATTCTCAGCCATCAGGGTGCTCCTTTCGCCCGCGCCTTGCGCTTGGCCTCGATCTTGTCGAACCACTCCATCGTCGCGTCATGCTCTGCCGCGGTCGGGGCTCTGGCGCCCGGAGCGTTCGATTCGGTTGGGGGGTATTTCGCGCGCAGGGCGCCGATCAGGCCGGTCATGGTCATGGACCAAGCTTCGCGCTCGCTCAGCCCCAGGTGCGCTATCGCCGTCGCGACGTACTCCCGCGCAACGAATTCCCCCGAGTAGTTCGGCTCTTCGTCGTGGCGCCGGGGGAGTGGCGGAAGCGCTCCTGTGACGCCGTGCTTCAGCAGGCAGCGCGCGAGAGGCACAAGGTGCTCGACGTCCGCAGTTCCTGGCCGGTAGACCAGGTCCTGGTCGTAGTAGCCAAACACGTCGGACAGGTCCTGCTCACTACAGGCCACCACCACGGCCAGGGCGTCCGCGAACTGGTCCGCCTGATGCTTCTCGGTGATCGGGTCGCTCATGACGCGCGCGAAGACGTCGACAATCTCGGCCGGCGTACCGAGCTGGGTCATGGCGTACAGGGACGGCCGCAGGAGAAAGAACTCCCCCGAGGCCGTGTGTACGCCTATCTCACCGATCTCGGTGAGGATCACGGTGCAGTAACGGTTACCGGAACGGTCACGCTCACCGACGGCCGTGCCGCACTGGTGATTTTCACCGTGGTGGTACCGACATCAACACCGGTCACCAGGCCGGTCGAGCTCACGGTGGCAATCGCCGGCGCCGCGCTTTCGTAGACCAGGCCAGGAGCCGCACCGGTCGGGGATACAGCGGCGGTCAGTTGCTGGGTGGCGCCTTCGGCGATCGAGACGGAGGTCGGCGAGACAGTGATGCCCTGCACCAGCGGGACAACCGTGACAGTTGCGGTATCGGTGACGCCCGGGGCGACGCTGGAAGCAGCGGTGATCGTGGCGGCGCCGGCCGACAGCGCGCTCACCTCGCCGGTAACCGCGTTCACCGCAGCCACGGTCGGCGCACTGGAAGTCCAGCGCAGGCCTTGCGGAGCGCCAACAGGCAGAACGACGCCCTCGAAGTTGAAGCCTTCGCCAACGGTAAGCGAGAGGGTCTCCGGCACGACCTGAATGCTGGTCGGGTCCGGAGCATCTGCGTCAGGGGTGTCCTCGACGATCAGGCCGAAGTCCGAAGCGGTCGCCGAAGCCTCGAAGCTGTAGGTGGCAACATCATCATACGGCGCGCTACGACTGAAGCTGGTGATCAGCATAAAGCTGGTGAAAGTCAGGTCCGGGAACGTGTATCGAAACCACGCGGTAGGCTGCCCACCAGTCGCGATCGGATTTGCGACATGCTTTTGCACTCTTTTCAGCATTTCTGCGCCGGCCCCGCTGTTTTTCAGAACACCGTCCCCAGACACTTCTAGAGTCTGGAACGTAGCCAGGTTCTCGCGCAGGTATCCGATATTGTCGGAATCCGTGGCATCAGCCGTGTCCCAAGCAAGGTTCCACTCTTTTGTACGCATGGAACCAAACCGCTCCCAATCGGTTTCAACTGGGAGTTGGTCACCACACAACATCGCGATTTCGACGACCACATCCCGGCCGACATATTTCTGTTTTTCGCAAGCCATGTCTGGCCTCCTGATTAATAGAGAAGTTCAAGGTCCAGGCTGTACCAGGCCCGGTTTTCGGTGGTGTATCCGGGCCCGATCGGCTCGCCGATTGCCCGAACAGATACGGCGCCACAGGGGACGCTGTCGCCAAGCGCTGCCTGCGCTAGGGTCTCGATTGAGTTGCCGACGTCGACAACGTGTTTCCGGACGCCCTTCGGGCCGAGGAGGATCACCTTGAACCGCAGGCGACGAATGTCGACCTGGGTCGGGGGACCGCCGGTTTGCTGGATCGCTGCGATGAACGCCGAGTCGAGCGACGGGTGGTCGACCCACATCCCACGGCTGTACTGGTAGCCCTCGCCCAGGATCGAAGCCAGCCAGTCCTGGAAGGCGTCGTAGGGAGTCATACGCGGTATGTCCTGCGGAGGATGGCCGGGATGGCTGGAATGATCTGGTCAAAGCCCTTCGTGAGAAATTCAGGCTCCGCATTCGGGTCCCAGTAGTCCCCCCGGCTAGGGTCGTTCTCGTCCCGCGGCTGGCCGGCTAGAGTGCCTGGCGCATCGTGGACTGCTGCTGCGTAGGCAGCGGTGTAACCGACGCTGCCCTCGACCCCGTTTGGGCCAACAGTGATCTGGGGGGCCGTTTGGCTGTTGACCAGAGTCGATGTGTCGATCGGTGTCATGGTCTGCGCCATTGCCGCTCCCTGGCTCAGCACCTCATAAACAGCGCGCTCGGAAACACCGCCGGCGATGTTTTCGACAGCCACACGAAGATTCCGCCGCACGCGGTCGATGCCTTGGATTGCCATGTCAGGTCACCAGTAGAAAGTCCGGCTGCTCGCCGAAGAAGGACATGTCCCAGTTCGTCACCGAGCGAATCTCTTCCCAGCCGTTGGAACCATCGAACTGGATCAGGTCCAGGTACTTCGGCCGGCGGTCTTCGGTGTAGATCTGGTGGCGCGACACGAACTCGGCGCCGTTGTTGTCGCGGACCTGTTCACCCTTCGCTGCCCAGGTGCAAGCGATCTCGTAGTCAGGGCCGTAAACGGCCTCCTGTGTCGAAAGGTCGAAGTGCAGGAACGGCCGAACCATCGCCGTGTTGGTGTAACTCCAATTCGCTGTCGTGCTCATGAGTCACCACACATGCAGCCACCGCGCGCGATCCAAAGACCGCCGTGTGCGGTCTGGGTTGGGTTCGGGGGAATCAGCCCCGTCGCACATCCGTACTTGTCCAGGGCGTTCAGCAGGGCCAACTGCGCCTTCCAGCGATCAGCAAAGGCCTGGTAGCGGAACGATCGAGAAGCACCGGATGGGGCCGTCTGGCTGCTGATGTACTTGTCGGCCTGGGCCAGGGCGAATAGCGCCAGCAGGTAGGCCTGAATCAGCAGCGCGGTCGATGCCGGGTAATTGGCATCCAGGCAGTCCTGGATCTGCTGCAATTGCTCGATCCACGCCGCAAGGATGAAATCGGGCACGTTGTCGATGCCCTGGCTCTGCAGGTACTGCCGGGCCTGTTCAACTGTGATCATGTCCGATTCCTGGAAGAAGAAGGCCCCATTTCTGGGGCCAGAAACGACGAAGCCGCCCGCAGGCGGCCTCTCGTCACGCACCAGTCACTTGGCCGGGAACAGCTTCGCCAGCTCGCCATCCGGCAGAAGGGCGGCAAGCGCTTCCTCTCCCTGGCGGCCATCGAACTCGATCTTCAGCTCCTTCAAGCGCGCTTTGATCAGCTCCCGGCGCTCGCTGCCGTCCGGGATCGCCGGCGTCAGGGTACCGGCCTGGGCCTTGGCCTGATCCAGGATCTTCGCTGCTTCCGCGTTGGCTGCGGCGATGATGCCTTCGGCCTGAGCCTTGGCATCAACGATCATGGCGTCGACGGATGCCTGCGCTTCGGCGAGAGCTTGCTTGGCCGCTTCGTCAACCTGGGCCGAAACGTCCAAGGTCAGGCCTCCGTTCTTGAGTGCGCCAATCTCGCGCACGTTCGGCAGGAGCGCCGCAGCCAGAGTGTCGAGTTCCAGCACCTGGCCCTTGGAAACGCCGTTCCAGGGTTTGATCACCTCGTACTTGGGCATGTTGCTCTCCTTACGCCAGGTTGGCGCCGTAGATCACGCCGGACAGGCCTTCGTCGTCCTTCTTCACCTGGATGCCCATGGCGCTCATGATCTGGAAGTTGTAGTTGACCTGCGGCAGCGGGCGCGGCAGCGGGATAACACCGGTAGCCATGCCGACCAGCGGGGATACCACGTCACGACGTCGCTGATAGCCCAGGAACTCGTTGCCCGACAGGGCGAAGGTCTGGCGAACCTCGCGCGCCGGGATGAACGGGGTGATCAACTGCAAAACAGTGCCGCCGCTCAGGATCGTGCTGCCACCGATTGCCACGGTTGCCGGTCGGTTCATGTTTCCCCAGATTTCCGGGGACACCCACAGCACATCATAGGCATCGACCTTGTTGTTGCGGGCGGCCTGGCCGAAAGCGCCGGTGGTGAAGAACGCAGCCAGTTGCTCCTGGGTGGCAGTGGTCAGGTCGATGTTCGCGCCGCCGGCGCCGGAGCCCAGGTTGACCTTGATGGTGTTGCGGTGATTACGCAGACCCTGAGCCGGGTAGTTCTCGACCTGGATGTTGGTGGCACCGTCCAGGGTGTAGGCAACGATCCGCTTGTTGAACTTGCGGAGTTTCGCAGCCTGCGAGTCCAGAACCAGGTCGATGCCGACGGTGCTCATGCCAGCGGCGTGGCGCCAGTTGACACCGTAGCCGGCGGTGAATACCGGGATCGGGTCGCCGTCGGAGTTGTACTCGGTGTGATCGAAGGAGTACGGGGCCTGGCCGTCGATGCTCACCGACACGTCATCGGCGATGTCGCCGACCACGTTGTAGAGTTTGGCACTCTTGCCGATCGGCAGAACGGTCTGCACCTGCAGGAGGTCGTTGACGATCTCCATGCCGGTCTCCTGGTTGCGGTACTGGATGATCTGGGCGTCGATCTCTGCCCAGAACTCACGCCCCAGGCCGGCCAGCGCATTGCAGGCCAGCATTCCCGGGGTCATGGCGCCGCGGTGCTCGGCGAGCATAGCGGCGTTCTGGTTGTTCCAGATGTTGCGGTTGGCCTGCAACTCCTGGAAGTGGCCCATCAGGCGGGGATGGGCGGCGATTGCTTGCTGGGTGAGGAACATGTGTCCGTACTCCTATTAGGGCGCCGGGGCGGCGACACTGCCGACACGGAAGCGGATGCGGATGAAGTCGGTTTGGCCGGAGGCGATGACTGCATCGTCCTGGCTGTAACCGAGGACCGTGTCGGTATCGCTCGACGCGATGGCACCCTGGCCACTGGTTCCGAGCTTGATCGGCGTGTCCTTCTTGTAGGTACCGGCCGGGCACAGTACGGCGAGTTCGCGACCCTCTTCGACGTAGTTGCCCACGGCCGAATGGCCGACGGGAACCGCATCGCGGATGTTGAGTCCTTCGTGGTGAGCGCAGTCGATGACGTAGAGGCGGCCAACGCTGGCGCTTGCCTGGGCGAACAGGTCGCTGCCATTGATCACGGCGAACGTGCCGGGCAGGAGATCCGCGGCGGTCTTGCGGGTTTCGGTCTTGAACAGCGACTTGCCGTCGATGTTCACGCGACGATAGCGAGACATGGCTTACTCCTTCGGCAGGTTGTTGATATCGGCGGTGAGACCGCCTTTGTCGGTGGCGGCATTGGCGCCCAGCGGGGCGGACTCGCCGCACTGCTTGAACATTTCCTTGAGCGCGTCGCCGGCCAGGCTGTTGGCGATGACCTCGCCGAACTTGGCCTTGACCGCTTCGCGCATGCTGTCTTCCTCGGCGCGCTGGTTGGCGGTCAGCGTGTCGGCCAGGGCCTTGTGGTTGGCGACCAGGCCGTCGACCTTATCGGCCAGGGGCTTGATGATGGTGTCCGCCAGTTCCTTGATGGCGCTGGAGGTGTTGGTGCCGATTTCCTTCACGATTTCGGCCTTTTCTTCGGGGGTCAGGGGCATGTCGCCCTCCTTCTCAGGTTGATCAGGCCGAGCCTGACGATGGGTGAAAATGTTCTTGATGCTGTTGGCCACCATGGCGACCCAGGACTCTTGCCGGACAACGGGCTGGCCGGACTCGTCGAAGACGATCTTCCCTGCCTCGACCTTGTAGCCGTACACCTCAGTCACGCCGCCGTTAAGGCTGATCACGGCCTGGGAATCGGTGAAATCGGCAACCCATGCGTACTGGTCGGGGCCGGAGGCGAATCGCTCCTTTGCGGCTCGGTCCAGGCGCTGCTCACGCTCCCGGTAGGACTCGCCAACCAGGGCGCCGGAGTTCGGCTGAAGCGGCACAGCCTGGTCCGCGTTCACCATGAGGCCGACGCCCTGCTCAGGAGTGGCCGCCCCTACCTCGTGCAGCAGGATCGCGTCGTGGTCCATGCTCTGGATGTCGGCGACCCACTCGATCCCCTGCGTACGCTGGCTTTCGTTCGGCTGCAGACGCTCCAGCCACGCCGCCACGCTAGTGTGAATCGGAGGTACATCGTCTCCCTTCTCCAGCGCCTCGACGCGCTGCAACAATTCACGACCGCCTTCCGTGGACTTGGCGAACTCGACGTCGACCCACTTCTCCATGTAGACCCGGTTTCCGGACTTCTTCACGTTTCGGTTCCAGGCGCCGATATGGCCGACGTTGATCCCTTCGGGGGAGAACGCCGAAACGAACTTCCCGTCGACCATCGGGTGGCCGAGCGGCGCGAGCGTTCCCTCCAGCCCTGGGTAGTGCTTATCGATCTGCTCGGCGGTGTAGAGACCACCGTTCATGACCACCCCGGCCGGCAGGGTGTAGCTCGGCAGAACCAGGTGTTCGCGCCCGTTGTAGGTCTCACGTCGAATACTGGCGCTGTTGACCTGGGTGGTGATGTTGACCTGCATGGGCATGGCTCAATCCTCTTTCGCCCAGGGCCCGCGCCCTTTGGCTTTCATGACTTGGTAGTTGCGGCGCGCGCGCTCGACGATGGCCGGGACAACCGGGTTCCCGTCGTCGTCGACCAGTACCTCGACCTGGCTGCACTTGCAGTTGATCGAGTTTCCGTCTCGGCTGTACCAGTCCCTCACCTCATCCGAGGTGTAGAGCCTGGCGTGCCTAGCCGCGTGGGTGGCCCTAGTGCTGGGGGACAGGGCCGACATGTGCATCAGCTTCGACTGGACGCCGTAATCGGCCTCAGCAGCGTCTTTCTCGTCCCAGCGAGCCCTTCGGAGTGCGGTAGTGACCTCAGTGCGGGCGATGCGATGGCCTCGACGCGCCTCGATGCCGGTCTGGGCGGTCAGATCCCTCGCAATCTCCCGGGGATTCTTCCCGCGCCCCATGCCTTCGGCGAGGATGCGCGCCATGTCGGCCTTGACCTGGCCCGACAGCCCCTTCATTTCCTCGAACTCCCGAGCGCGAAGCAGCGCCATGCGCGCGCGGTAGGCGTCGGATCGGAGGAGCACATCCAGCGACTCCCGGCCAGCGCGATACGCCGGCGACTGCTGCGCCAGGTTGGCGTGGGTCTGCGCAGTCCCGCGGATGTAGGCAACCCCGACGTAGGACTCGAAGAACCAGAGGTCACGCTCCCCGCCCTCTTGCAGGATCTCGTCGACCATCAGGTTGGTGTCGGCGAAGATCGCGGAGAGAAGGGCCTGGTCGAGACGGTAGGTGTACTGCTCGTTCACCACCGGCTGGGCCGGGATTCGATCCAGGGCGGCCACGTAACCATCCCTGATCTTCCGCATGCGCCTGTCGAACTCGCGCATTGCGCCTCTTTCCAGGCGATCTACCCCGGTCGGGTCACTGCTGCTCGCCGGTAGGATCGGTGCGCGCGGCATCTTCATCCTCCGGTTCGGTGTCAGGCAGCGGATCGCCACCCACGAGCGGGTCGTAGCCAGCCTCTTCGCGGATCTCCTCCGCGGTGAATACCGGCTCGCCAGTGCCGATTGCGGCGCTGTTGATCTCGCTCATGGTCTTGGAGTTGGCCAGGCGCTCGGCCTTGGTTGGAACGGTGAGGTCATCCCAGATTGCCGTGAACTCGGCCTTCAGCGGGACCACGCCGATGCGCATCAGGTGCCCGAACAGGTCGTTGATCTCGAACGTCAGTTCTTGCACCCGGCGCGCCTGGCATCTGGCGTTGTGGTACTTCTGGTCCTCACTGCTCGCCCGCTCGCCGGTCTGCATGCCCACCAGAATCTTGGTCGGGATGTCGACGCCAGCGGCGGCGGTTTGCAGGTTGACGTTGTACGTGGGGCTGGGGTCCGAAACGGCAGATACCATCTGCGTGACGGTCGCACCCTGGGTTGGAAGCAGGACATCGTTACCGCGGTTTAGCTGACGCGCCGCCTCGTTGAAGCGTTCGTTGAGCGCATCGATCGTCACCCCGTAGGTGCTGGCGATCTCGCCGAGCTGAATCTCCTTGTCGAAGTTCAGCAGGAGCTGACGTGCAGCGTTCTTCAGGAACGATTCGCCACTGCCTCCCTCGACCTTCTCAAGGCTGATGAAGGAGTTGTAGGCAGGCTCCAGGAAGCCGATTGCATCGCCGGTCCAGTCGCCGAGGATAAACACCCGATCCGGATGGATATCCCGCACCAGGCCAGGGCGCCCGGCTTGGGATGCCTCTGTGTATTCCCACATGGTGGGCTGCCCGTAGGTCTCGCTATCCTGTTTCTCGTCAAACGTCTTGGGCTTAAGGCACCCGGCCCAGGCCGGGGTGACCTTCGCGAGCCCATTGACCTTTCCCGTGACAGGCCTGTCCCACGGCTGGCTATCCCTGATGTGCAAGAGCAACCCGGAATAACGACCAACAAGGCGGCGCCGGTCGGCTTCGGAGACAGCCCGCCAGAACCTGCCGCCTGCTATCAACGGCTTGTTCTTCCTCTCCCACTCGGTTTCGTCCTTGGAGCGGTCCTGGTCGTCACCCTCGATGACCTGCGGATTCGTCTTCCAGCAAGTGGTGACGATCTTCTCGACCGCGCCATGGGCGATGCCGCCCCGGCGGTACATGGTGTACAGGTCGTTGAACGTGATTTCCTGGGGGAATCCGTACTCGCACCATGCCTGTGGCCGCTTCGCGTCATGGCCAATGCCCTGGTTCAGCAGGCTCATTCGCGCACGCGCGATAGCACTGCTCATCGCGTGATTGACCGCGAGGTCGAGTTTGTCAGTCATGGTCAGTCCGATTTCAGGATGAGGCCTGGCTTGTCCGTCTCGCGGACCAGTTCGACAGATGAGAGGTTGGGGTCGCGCCAGACCATCGTCCCTTCAGCGCCAGCGTTCTCGACCGCCACGTTGCGGGCGCAGGACGTGCAGCGAGCACGGACCACCATGGAGCGGCTGGTTGCGCGCTCCTTGAGGATGAAGATGGCCATCAGCGGGCTCCGGGAAGAAGGATGCCAACAGCACTTCTTCGCTTGATCAGCGGCCCAAGCGCATACCGTGTGGCGTCCCAATAGTGGTTGTTCTTGTCGACGATATCGGTAAGCACATCCCCGGTCTGCCGGTCTACCTTGTAGCTGTATAGCCTGGCCTCGCGGAGGGTTTTCGTGCATCGCTCATGGATCACGATCTCGACATAGCTGCGAAGGTGGGCAATGCCGTCCTCGACGCTGCCTTTCCATTTCTCGACACCTTCGATCCTGGGCAGACATGCACGACTGCCATCTTTCCCTTTACTCCTGACGTGGCTGATCGTCTCCGGCCTGGCCGAGTCGGCTCGGACTGCATGTCGTTCGATCCCTGGCAAGCGCCTGATCATGTACTCAGCGATATCGTCGTTCTCAAGTCCAACCTTTCCGGCTTCGTGCTCAATCCAAAGCCTGCGGTCGTAAATCCAGCATTTGACGCCGACAGTCGGGTCCTGGCTGAACCCCCAGTCGATGCCGTAGTAAGGGCCATCCCAATCGGGACCAGGCTCGAACTCGGCCACCCGGTACTTGCCAGCAAGGATCTGAGCGTCGCTGTTCTCGCGGTAGGCGCCATCCCATATCCAGGCATAGGTCTGGTCGTCCAGCGTCTGCCGGTCGTTCAGGCGCTCCTGATCGAGCACATCGGGAAACCACGGATTGTCCGTGTAGTTCATCTCGACGATTTTTGCGCCTGCCGGCATGTTCTTCCGGAACCGTGTGTCGGTGGCGCTTCCATCGCGCTCCGGGTTCCAGGTAATCCAGACCTCCGAGTCGTTCTCACGAACCGTCGGCAGGAGCTTTATCCACGCCGTTTCGCTGACGTTTTCAGCCTCGTCAACCCAGGCGATCAGGATTCTGGCCTTCGACTTGATGCTGTCGAGGTTATGGCGCAATCCGCAGAACACATACGAAATTCGGCGATTCTTGGTCCGGATGTACTTCTCACCAATGTCGAAGTACGCGTCCAGCCATGGCTCGGATCGAATTGCCTGCTTGATCTCCTCCATGGAGGACTCTTCAAGCGAGTTCATGTACTCGCGCGCCCCGAGGATCACGCCACTGATTCCAGCCTCCGCGTACATGTACGCCCTTACTGCCGTCATCTTGGCGAACGTGCGCGTTTTGGCACTGCCTCGTCCACCATGGGCGCCGCGGTACCGGGCAGGGCCTGAGAAGACTGGTATCAGCTTTGGCGGAAGCTCAATCTTCGCCGTGGTCATGGCTTGGCGCCACAAGCTGGATGGTGGTCGGCATTGTCGGGATCGGACCTCCGCCTGGGCCAGAGTGCTCGAGCTGGTGCTTGTTGCTGTACATGCCACCCGACTCCTTGGCGGCCTGCTCGTAAAGCTGGGCAGCCAGGGCCATGTTTCGCATGCCCTCGGCGCGCTCAGCCATCCGACCCAATGCCCTCAGTCGGTAGGCGCGGTTGGCGATCGGGATGTCGGCGATCTCCTCGCGGAAGCGCTTGCGGGTGTCCTCGAAGAGGATCCGCCACTTCGCGGCAAGGCCCTTGCTGCACACCTTGTTCGGGTCGTGCGACTCGATCTGCTGCCGACTGACCTCGATGCCGAATTCCTTCTTGACCGATTCCGCAACCTGGGATGGCGTATCGAAACAGGCCAGCGCCTGAACGATGAACGCCTTCACGTCGCTGTTCAGGGTTGCCATCGTTTTTCTTCCTGTCATGGGCCTGTCGTGGCTATGCCGACTTCAGCAGGCACGTACCGCAGGCTCTCGAAATGTTGATTTTGGCCACCTCTGGAGGCCTGCTAGCAGCGTCGATGAGATACTGCACGTCCTTGCTTGGGCCGTATCGCCTCACCACGCCGACGAACTCCTCGACGTCATGCCCGCGGAGCTTCAGCTTTGGAAAGCCCTCCTCGGTGAATTTGGGCTCGCCATATTGGTTGTGCTCTTGGCAGATGTGGTAGAGCTCATGCTCGACCAATGCGCAGAACTCCGCGTCGGAGCACTGGGAGCAGTAGTCAGCAGCCAGGGTGATCAGAAACCTCGGCAGGTATCCGAACCAACGGATCATCTGCTGTTCCTGCCTTCCCTTCTGCCAGACTCCACAGCGGAACGTCACCTCTTCGCACTGACCCAGTACCGTCCTCCCCTGCTTGGTGAAGCTGGAGGCAGCCCATAGGAAAGCGAGAGGAGCGTCTTGTAGGTGGGCGTGGTCTTCATTGCCCAGGATTCCGTTCGGATCGATTAACACTGACTTCGCCCAAGCCAGAACATCCTGAGCGGGGACAAAGGCGTCCGCCCAATCTTCGCCTTCCGCGAACTGCCCGATCGTCTCTGGAGGGTGAGGTCGCTTCAGTTCCACGACCAGTCGCTTCCGAATATCTGCCGGCGCCGGGACCAGGCGTAAAGTACGAGCCCAGCATGGAGGATCACCGAAAATGGATTAACCGGTGCGCCCTTCATGATTCCGTACAGGATTCCGAATGCACCACCAGCCACCAGGTAGAAGGAGATACCCAATAGCGGCTGCCCAGACAACTGGACGGTGCGCAGGAACTCCAGAGCAGCTACAACGACAAGCACACACAGCAGCGCATCCAGCGCCGCCAGAATCGACATGATCATGATCAGGTTCCTCTCGTAGGAAGGAACCGCTCTGTGATTGCCGTTACTGCCGCCTTCAGGCCGGGGATGATATTCATCGCCAGCAAACCAATGGTGAATGCGACACCACTCAGAAATGCGTCATCGAGTGGAATCTCGTACTCACGCGAAAGCCATGCGGCAACCGGAGCAGTCCAATAGGTTGAGCACCCGAATCCGGTTGCTACAGCGAGCGCAGCTTGCCAGCGGTTCAGGCCGCTCAGGAATCCAAGGGACAGAATCGACCCCCAGAACCCGGCAATAGCGACGCTGTACTTGGCGAAGAGACCTCCGCCAACGGTCGTCATCGGGTCCATTTGCTTACTCCAGATGCAGAAAAGCCCAGGTCATTGCCTGGGCCTTGTAGTGTGGTGCCGGCAGCAGGAGTCGAACCCGCAACCCTCTGATTACAAATCAGCAGCGCTCCCTGTTGCGCCATACCGGCGTACTTCAATGCCGAGCACCTTCACTGGCACGAACCGGCAGATCTTTCTTGCAGATTGGATATCGTCGGGGTGGATGAGAATTGCGTGGATCGGCTTGCCACGTCGCCCAGCCTGAAGAAGCCAGCGTCTTATGCGATGCTCGAGATTCATCCATACCCCGGAAACGAAAAGCCCCGGCATTTGCCAGGGCTTCGGTGGTGACTTTCGCCAGAGGCGAATTTGTCACGATGGAGATAAGTCTGCCTCAGCCGGACATTTGTCGTCAAGCAGCATTTTTCATCATTTTTATCGCTGAGGAGACAGGCACAAGCGCTGCCTTGTCGAGGTCATTGCAGGCATCAAAACAGGACTGAATGAATCCCTCCCACTCCCTGGTCCATTGCTCTGACGATAGCTCAAGTCCGTGAATCTGGAGCAGCCATGCGCGGAACGACTCAGGGCTTGGGCAAGGATCAACACCTTCGCTCTGCCCGCCCTGATGCATGCGACGGTACCGGAACAAGACTCCCGCAGCGACATAGCGCGCCTTCTCGAATTTCTTCGTGTACATCCTTGGGCCAGTGTCGTACGCCACCCTGAACACGATCTCTTCCGCAGCCTCTTTGTCGTCTTCGCCAGCCATCGGGCTGTACATGTGATTGCCGAACACCTTCAGATGCGCCGGGAGGGTATCGATCGCCTTTTGAATCACGCCGGCGAGCGCCTGATGAACAGCCCGAGGAGTGCTAATGTCGCGCTCAGTTCTGGTCTGGTGGATTCCTGGCACGAAGGTGTGCTGGCTGTAGGAGACAGCATCCCCATCATCGTCGATCTCGGTGATGCGGCGCCGGACATATCCGCCAGCCTCGACAATTCCAAGAGCAGCTCGCTCCGCCGCCTCAGCCATGCCGCTGTTCCAAGGGGTATAGAACGCATCGTGCCAGGCGATACGTGCACTGTTCAGATTCATTTCCCTTCCCCCTTAATCAGCCCATATTCACGAAGGATTTCCCATTGCTGGGCGATGTATTCGGCTAGCGTCATGCCGGCTTTTCCTCCTTGCGGAAGGCAGTGGCGACGATCAGGAACTGCACCATGAAGGCGGAGGCGCCTAGCATTGGATGCCCGCTGAAGATAAGGGCATAGACGTAGAAGATGGATGGCAGGAGCTGAATCCAGAAGGTCCGGCGGATGCGCGCACTGACCTCGTCCTTGACCATGCCGAGGAGCATCCCGATCCAGGCAAGAGCGTTCATGATTACGCAGACGTAAAAGGCGAACTGCGATAGCTGGCCGATGCCGGACAGCAGGGAAAGACTCAGCGTCATGCTGATGATGATCGAGATGGTGGTTTTCATCAGGCAGTCCTCTTTTTCAGCTCGCGCAGCTTGGCGCGGTACTCGGCGGTGATCGCCTTCAGTTCGTCGTTGGTGTACTTGCGGGGACGGTGATCGGTTTCCAGAGCCTCTACAGCTTCCAGGCCGATGCGTTCGATCAAGCCCTCACGGAAGCCCTGGGAAACGGTAAGCCCCTTCCTGGCGTACTTGCTTGAGCCCGCGTTACAGGCCTTGCATTGAAGCCATATGTTGGATGGCTCCAGGCGGTGCTCGGGCCTTGCCCCCTTTCCGAGAAAATGCCCTGCGTCGAATGCACCTCCAGTCTTCCAGCCTTGTTCGGCCAGTACCTCGGCCTGAGACTTGCCGCAGCTTATGCAGCCGCTGCCGATGGAAAGTTCGTAGGTTCTCCGGTAGTCCCGAACGGCTTTCTCTGCATCTTTGATGTGGTCGCTGTGCGTCTTCAGCCTCTCCTTCCGAACCTTGATCTCCCTCCGCTCGCGGTCAGCGATGGCCTTCCGCGCCGGCGTGGCGTGCTTGTCCTTGATGGCCAGGGCGCAGGCCGGCGAGCAGACCTTTTGCGTGCTGCTGAAGCGAGGGGTGAACTCCTGGCTGCATGCAGGGTTCTGGCACTTCCTGGTTTTACGCTGATGGGTAGAGGGCGTCATTCAGCACCATCCGCGCGCATTTGCTTCCCATCCACTCCAAGGCGCGGGGTGATACCGCCGCCTGGAACGCTGAGATACTGCAAGCCAGTAGCGTGGTCGGTGTGCAGGCGCATTCCACTGCGCCCGCCTGGAGCATCAGTGCTGTCACGTTCGTTGCGCATGGCAGCGTTCAAGAACATGCACAGGAAAAAGCCTAGGCAGATGCCGATGAAAGTATTCAAGCAACCACCTCCTTCGCCTTCTGCTGCTCGGGCTGGAAGTCGCCGCGGAGAGGCATTAGACGGTTTTCAGCGATCAGGGTGAATTGGTCTCTCACGACATTCCCACTTTCCGTCAGGACAAGAAGGTCATCTGCTGTGACGATCCATGCAGAAATGTCGCTCAGATTCTTCCATGGCCTACCACCGTGTTCATCCTGAGTGCCGGCAGGGACCAGCTTGACGAGTTCAACCGCCCTTCCGATAAGTTCTGGCAGCCTGCATGCGACGATAATCGCCAGATCCCCAACCTTGAACTGGCTCATGCGGCCTCCCAGTAATCGCGAGTGGTGAACTTCACTCCGCGCTCAGCGGCGAATGACTCCATCACCAGGAACATTTCGTTGAACCACTTCTTTGACTGCTTGCGGGTCGATACACCGAGGACCACGAAGCCGCCGTTGATGCCGGGCACTGCGTCCTGTTGCTGTACCGCCGCGCTGAAGATGTGCTTCCAGCTCTCGTCGTCCAGCTTCCGGCCATACCACTCGACCTGTTGGCTTATGTCGCGCAACATGGCCCACATACGCCTGTTTTGCGCATCGCTGCGGGCTTCGTCGTGCAGGCTCCAGGTCTTGCCCTCAGTCAGGTCAACTCGCTGAAGGATCGCTATAGCGCGCTGACGGTCAGTCTCGTTGCGGAGGTGGAATCTGGGATTAGCCATTTGCCGACCTCCGCTCGGTAGTGATACCGGGGATCATCTCCGCACGGCGACGAAGAACCTCGGCGCGTTCGTGAGGAACACCAGTCCTGTCCGAAACCCCATTGCGATAACCATGCATGTAGGCTGCCGTGGACCGTTCGGCGCGCAGGCCATCCTTGCCGGCCATATAGCCCTGGACCATTTCCCAATCGGCGTCCGAGTACATTTCTGGCTTGCGATAGTTCCGCATCACTCGACCTCCTCCGGATTGGATTCGGAAACTCCAGAACCACAAGGAACTGGCGGCCAATGGCCCTTGTCCTCGAGCAGTTCCACACACAGAGCAACACATGCATCACAGATAAGCGCCGACGGGCCTTTGATGAGCGCCTTTAGGTCGTGCTCGGACTCTCCGCAGAACGAGCAATAGTGCGTTTTAACATCCATCACACAGCCCTCCGCTCAGCCAGTTCCGCGCAGTCCCGGCACTTCCGAACCCCAGGGACGATCGAGCGCCGAGCCACCGGAATCTCCTCGCCGCAGTCTTCACATTCGTACAGGCTCTCGCCGACGTACTTGACTCGGGAGTACAGTCGTTCAGCGAGTTCGCGCTCGGCGTAGTCGTTGGCGATGTCTACGATATCCATGTCACTCGCCCTCCCCTTGCAGGCTCTTCAGTAGCGCCTTGAGCTGGCGATAGCTTTCCATCGACTTAGCGTTCGATTCGCGCTCCTGCTCAACTGCCAACGCGACGTCCTCGATGCGATCAGACAGGCGTTTCATGTGCTCGGCCATGCCGGCGAGCTCGTTTGCCAGTTCGCCCAACATCTCCAGCGGGGAGGAAGAGCGCTTCGGTTCGGGCTGGGTTTCGATCTTCTTCGCGGGTTCGCCCATCTTCGGCTCCTGAGGCTTGGTCTTTTTCTCGACTTGGATTCGTTGGTAGTGGTCAGTACCAGTGCGGCGGATCAGTCCGGAATCGACCAGATCGCGCAGACAGCCCTGGACAATCCGAACGTCCGGCGTGCTTCCAGTCATGTTGCGGAGCGCGGTCAGCACCTGGAACGAACGCCAGGTCTCAGAGATCGGTACGCACTCGTAGACCTTCTTCGCGATGCCGGTCTGTCCCTGCATGAGGGACTCCTGTTTTGCGGGCGTCACTGCTCGATCCTCCCTTCAGGCCAAATGCTCTTCACGACCGCGAGCGGGTCGCAGTCCTCCATCAGAATCATCGTGAAGCGCTTGGCGCCTACGACTACGGTCCAGGAGCGTTTCATTGGGCACCCCGCGGCTTGAAGTCGGCGACCATTGATCGCGCGGAAGGACGCTGCGGACGAACCGTCTGCTCCTGCTGCTCTTCCCGGTCCTGGGCGCAACTGACGAAGCGCGCGAACTCGCCCTGGAACTGCAACAGGCAGAAGCCGGGCTTTGCGTGGCGACACTTCACGACATCAAGCTCGGTGATACCGTTCTGTCCACGCTCAGTGCTCATATCCCGGTGAGCCATGATGATCACGTCGGCGTCTTGTTCGATCTCGCCGGAATCGCGCAGGTCGCTCATTTTGGGCTTGGCGTCGGCCCGGGTTTCGATGCTCCGATTGAGCTGAGCAAGCGCGACAATTGGAATGCCAAGCTCTTTGGCGAGAGCCTTGAGCCCTCGGCTTATGGCGCCAAGTTCTTGGTTTCGGTTCTGATGACGGTGACTCGGATCTGAGGTGATAAGCCCGAGATAGTCGATGACGATCAGGCTCAGCGGCTTTGCTCGATGCTGGAATCGGGCGATGGAGCAGATCCGACTGAAGGTCAGCCCTCCCTTGTCGCAAATTCGCACATCACCCCTGGATACTTGGTCCACTGCGGCAGTCATGCGTGCAATAGAGTCCTGGCACTCCAGCGCTTTGCCTGAGTCGATCGCCGCTTGCGAAACACCAGAAAGCGATGCGAGCGAACGCTTTGCAAGTTCGGCCTGAGACATCTCCAGCGAGAAGATCAACGCGGATCCCCGGTTGCGAACGGCAATTTCGTCAGCAATACCCACGCCGAGAACCGTCTTACCCGTGCCAGGCCGACCAGCGATGATTGCCAGGTTGCCGGGACGCAATCCCTGGATAACGGCATCGAGGTCTGGCAGGTTGAACTTCAGTCCGACCGACTGAGTTCCCTTCCAGCGAACTTCCATTTCGTCGAAGACTGGGAGCATTGCCTCGCGCAGCGTCACCACGTCAGGAGTCTCGTCCTGGGCGTTGAGATCGAGAACGATGCTCTGCGCTTCAGCCACCTGGTCCGGGATTTTCCCTCTCTGAAGGGCGATGTTCATGATCCGTTCGCCCGCTTCGTACAGCTCTCTAGCCTTTGCACGCTCGACGACAATCCTGGCGAAGTTTTCGGCGCTAGCTGTGCTTGCAACCTCGCGCCATAGATCGTTGGCGTATGCAAGCGTAAAGGCGCCACTTGGAAGCTCCGACCTAGCCTCCGCCAGAGAAAGCGGGTCAGGCACGATGGCCTTCGAATGACAGGCAAGGATCAGGCTGTAGATCACCGAGTTGTCGGCATGGCTGAAGTCGGTCGGGGAAAGGAAAGCCCCAACAACCTCGCACAGTTCCGGTTTCTTCATCAGCGCGCCAAGCACACTCTGCTCAGCTTCCATCGCTACTAGCGGACGCTCATCCATCACGCGCCCTCCAGGACTTTCAACACGGTCTTCTCGCGGGTAAGAAACTCAATGTCTGCTCGCCAACTACGGTCGTTCTCGCCAAGCCAATGCCGGTTTGTCAGGCAGTCATGGAAATACCCCTCCCAAAACTCCCCCTTGCGGAACGGGTATCCACCACCGAACTGGAGATTCCAGCACTTGCGGATATTTCGCTTGCGATCTTCGCTGAGCTTCAGGCACTCGGGCAGCTTGCCACCGCAAACCCGGTTGTAGATTTCTTGGATCCGAGAGAACGGGATCCGCTCGGACTTGGGTTGATCAGACGATGGCGAACCGTCGAGAACCAAAACCGGATCGGTCGAAGCGACAGCGTCGACAAGTTCCGAAGGAACTGAATTGTCTTTACTGTCTTTATTGTGTGGTAAGAACGCCACATTGGATGTGGTAGAAACGCCACACTGTGGCACTGATTTCTGCTTGTTCTGGTGGGTGTTCTTGCCGTCGATTTTCCACTCAGAAACCGGTGCGAAACCCATCGGGCTCCGGCTCCCTCCGGTACGGTAAATCACTCGCTGGCGGATTAACTCGCAGATCGCCCGGGAAACATCCTCTCGGTGGATGCCGGACATGTCAGCGATAACCGAGGCAGCGATGCGCGCCTCCTCGACGTTGTACCCAACGGTGAGGCGATGGATGGCCAGGGCGACACGAAGCTCACGCCCTGACAATTCAGCCCGTATCAGGGCCTCATACAGGTCGTTGTCCATCCGGGTAAACCCCCCGGTGTTGCGTAATGAAACGATATTGCTCATACTCTGTCCGTCCGTTCGTGATGTTCCCTGCGTTCACCGGTTGCAGCCGGCGCACGCAATGAAAGCCGCAGGTACTGCAAACACAGTCCTGCGGTTTTTCGTTTCCGGTCTTTGGTAAAGCTCGAACCAACCATTTCAGCCGCAGCAGCGGCTAGCTGTTGGTACTCCTCTCGAGAAGCGGCCGGCTCTCCAGACTCCCCGCCCATTCCGGCCAGGGCCCGGTCCAGTAGCGCGTTGATGTGCTTGGGACGTCTAGCCATCAGTCCCACTCCAACTGCTCGACGCTCTCGACCTCAGAGAGCTTCGACTTCGCCAGGTGCAAGATCGCGGCGATCTCCTTCTCGTTGAAGCACTTCATCTCGTTGCCTACGACCTTCAGGTCCAGCACAGCCAAGATCCGGGCGAACTCCAGGAACTTCTCAGGCTTCATCCGACTGATCGTCGACTCGTCGCAACCGACTGCATGCGCAACCGGCGCATTTCCAACCGATGCAAGTCGCTGCACGATGAGGCTGTAGTTCTTGCGGGCCCTTGCTTCCTGCTCGGGGTTTAATTGGCTGGCTGTCATGTCAGGCGGCCTTCTGATCAGCCTTCAGCTTGTTCTTGCTGATGACTTGAAGCTGGTACTGGCGGCCTACGGGGATCGACTCTCCCCACTGAGTGACAGCGCTCGGCCGGATGCCCAGGGCCTCAGCGAGCTTCTTTTTGGAGCCAAAATGCTGGATGGCTTCGTTCATGTTCATTGCGCGTCCTCGCGTAGCAATGAACCAATTTCAGCACACTGAAATAATGTTCGCAACAGGCTTCCGAGTTTTGCACCCACTTAAATTAAGCTGCCTTAACATCATCGGATGAACAGAAACGAACGAATCGCGCGAGCCATCCAGCTCAGCGGGAAAACGAAAAGTGAAATCGCAAAGCTTTGCGACGTCGCGCCCTCAGCCGTCACTCAGTGGATTAATGGCGACAGCAAGAGCCTCAAGGCGGAAAGCGCCTTCGCCCTTGCGAAAGCCACCGGCTTCCGCGCGGAGTGGATAACGCTTGGGTCTGGACCAGAGCGAGCCATCGACGTAGGGCCAGACCACAACCAGGGCGAACTGGTCGGCTTAGTCTCTGCTTGGGATGCAGACACGCCGCTTGAGGATGACGAAGTAGAACTGCCGTACTACTCTGAGGTGGAACTTGCCGCAGGGAACGGTATGACGGAAGTCGTTGAAATAGCTGACAGAAAGCTTCGGTTCTCAAAGGACACGCTTAGGTCAGCAGGCGTGGAGCCGGAATGTGCCGCAGTAGCCCGAGTTCGTGGGAGATCCATGGAGAGGTTGATCCTTGATGGTGCCGCTATCGGCTTCGACACCAGCTTCACACACATCGTCGACGGTGAGATCTACGCCTTCAATCAGGATGGAATGCTTCGCGTCAAATATCTCTATTCGATGCCCGGAAACTCAGTCCGCATCAGGAGCGAAAACAGCGACGAGTACCCAGACGAGATACTGACCGCCGAGCAGTTCGCCCAGATTGCAATGCTTGGGCGCGTGTTCTGGTGGTCCACGGTACGGCGAGCCCCTCGCAGATAGAGTTTCGGTAATCCCAACAAGGCCCGCCTAGCGCGGGCTTTTTCGTGCCTGGCAATCTCGCCAAATTCAGCAAACTGAAAATATTTTCTTCAGCACGCTTGACTATGAATTTCAGCACGCTTAAATTTCACCTCAACGCCGCAGAACAACGCAGCGCCAGGCCACCGAGCCGACCGCTCTTTCACAACCCGCGCCATGAACGACTACCCGGCACCTCCGGTTAGGTCAGCCCGAGCTGTCTCCTGGCGGGCGAAAGAAATCCAGGGGAAACAACCAAGCCTGCCTCTACGGCGACCGGCGATCCGACAGGCCCGAAAGCCTGCCAACGCGCAGACAACTGCGACGGCGGACGAAGCGAAATGCTGAACCGAGCGAATGACCCGCATGCAGGTACGGAGAAACACCGATTTCCTCGATGCCCTTCCCCCCGAGGGGCATCTGGGAAACCAACCAGAGGAATTCCAATGAAGCAGTTCGCGAAGCTGTTCGAGTTCGAAGACCTGGGCCAGGTGCTCGTGATGCTTGATCGCGGGGATGACGGCCCAGAGGTGCGCCTCTACTTCAAGCCCGACGGGCTTGGCGTCTGTTCAGTGGCGTGCAGCAACTTCCCCGGCGACGAAGACGAGCAGTGGGACCACGCAGAAAAGGGGTTCGCCACGGTGAACTCACAAGGAGTTCACAAGATTGTCGCTGAAGCGATGAAAGTTGTCCCTGCAAGCCTGGGCTAGCAGCGGGATGCAATCCATTTGCCCTGATACGGGAAGAGGAAAACGAAATGCCAAATTGGGTAACCAACAAGGTTAAGGCTCCGCAGGAAGTCATCCAGGCAATGGTCAGCGAAGAAGGCCGCATCGATTTCGGAAAAATCATCAAGTTCGGCGGCGAGTTTCCATGGGACGGTGTTTCGGTCGATGCAGAAACCGCTGCTGAGCGCGTACTGAACCTGCCACTGAATTCGCATCCCTTGGTCGGCAGCCTGCAGAAATCCAGTCGTGACAGCGTTGACGTTTCAAAGCTGAGCGATGAGAGCTTCGAGCAGTTCATCCAGATGCTGCGCAATCACCGCCAGACCGGCTACTTGCACGACATGGACTTTGCCAGATCGGCCTGGGGCACCAAGTGGAATGCCTATGAGTCCAGGGTTGACGGACCTGAGTCCGCAAGCTTTGAAACAGCATGGTCTTTCCCTGAGCCGATCTTCCTCAAGCTGAGCTCGATGTTCCCTGAGGCAACCATCGAACTCAACTACGCAGACGAAGACATCGGCAGTAACTGCGGCACGGTCAGGTTCAAGGGTGGAGAGGCAATTTATCGCGACGAGTCTGCGGGCTGGAACAGCATGTCCGGGGCCGACCGCGAGAGGTGGACCAGCTTTGCCTACGAGGTCAAGGGCTGGGAGCGCGACCAAGAAGACGACTGAACAGCCAGCGCCACGTCAGCCTGACGTTAACTGCCCGATCCACCTGGCTCCCCATCGCCAGGCTGTATCGGAGAGTGGTCTGGTCGTACTGCGCTAGGGGTATAGCGTGTGCGCGGCTATCTAGTCCGCCAGTGACCCAGCCCGGCGCCAGCCGGATAGAGACTCAGCACCGGCCAGACCACTCCCCCATACAGCATCACGCAATCACAACAGACGGAGGCCTCATGGCGGCCAAATCGTTCAAGCAGATGATCAAGGACGGCGACCTGAAGCGCGCGGATGCGATGAAGGCGCGCCTCGAAGATCTTCACGAAGAACCCGGTTTCAACCTGCGCTCCGAGGGCGAAGACCTCGAACAGAGCATCGCGGATCTGGCCGACTACTTGCACCAGGGCGGCATTGTTCCTGCCCTCGAAGTGCGCCCCCGCGAAGACGGCGGCATGTGGGTTGTCGACGGGCACCGCCGCCGGCGCGCCTACCTCAAGCTCGACGCCGAGGGCCGGCTGCCACGTGACCCGAACGGCGAGTTCTGGGTGCCCATCGTTGCATTCGGCGGTAACGACGCTGAGCGCGTGCTTCGAGTGATCACCAGTCAGGAGGGGCGCAAGCTCTCCCCTCTGGAACTCGCACACGGCTACAAACGGCTCATTGCGTTCGGATGGACCGTCGAACAGATCGCCCAGAAGATGGGGAAGACCCGGCAGCACGTCGATCAGGTACTGGTCGTGGGCAACGCGAATACCGATGTGCAGCAGTTGATCAGCTCCGGCGCAGTCGCAGCGACGACCGCGGCGAAGGTCGTCAGGAAGCACGGCGAGAAGGCCGGCCAAGTGCTAGGCCAGCAGCTCGCGAAGGTGATCGCGGCGGGAGGGACAAAGGTCACCCCCAAGGCAGTAGC